AGCCAGCCGTGAGACTCGCACAGGGCGGCATTGTAAAGGTCCACTTCGTAAGCCACGGTTTCATAGTCCATGGCCCACTTGTGCTTTCGAGCCAGAGCGGGATTTCCCATCCGATGAGCCATGACGCCGCGCACGATGGTTTCAAAGGATGACCATGGCGGGGCTGTCCATCCCGTCTCGGCCTGTCTGTATTTGAAGCCATTGGGGATTTGATTTTGTCTGCTTTTAAGTTGGGCCATTTGTGTCCTTTTCTTCTAGCGAAATCCATTTTCGATCAAACTCTCCGCACCAATCGTCTTCGCGTCTGCCGGGGAAAGATTGGGAATGGCGATGGCATTGTCCCAGAATTACTTTTTCTTCTTCGTTTAACTTTTCCCCTCCTTCCCATATTTTTCTTGGTACCGTAACCGGAGTGGTCGTCCGAGATGAAAGGTCGTTCCACCATTGACAATGTTTACATATTCTATCATTCAGGGTCGCCATAGTTTCCTTTTACGTTCTCGCCAAGTGGATGTTTCGGATATGAAGCGCACATGCTCAATGATGCGGGAGAAGTCGAACAGGCTGCTTTCGGGAATAATGAAATCCTTTTTCGGGAACAAAGCACGACGGGAGATAGTTTCCCTAATCACCGAGTTCAAAAATGCGCCCGCAGCCATTAGATATGGTTGGTTTTTCTATCGCTCTCTCCGGGCGACACTCTTGTTACTGTTACACCACAAGAACCAACCGAAACTTGGTGGGATTTGCACCCACATCTCCCGGCTTTATTGTCTAAAATGTTCAACTGTTAAACCAATGCCAGTTCAGGCGGAATAGTTCAACTCATATCTGGAACGAATTTTTTCCATGCGCTTCCTGAGATCGTTTTTCCATGTCTCTGCCGACTTCTTGTTTAGGACGAATTCTCCGTGCTTGATTGAGAATCCACGCCGCCGTGCTCCTTCAACCACGATACACGCCCAATCCGCCAAGTCCGGGGAGCAGCCCATGCGAGTCTTGGTTTCCTCTTTGATTTCCAATTCCTTGCGGTCCCCTTTGACTGGATACCATTCCCGCATCCCAAATTCTTCAGCCACTTCCTTGGGCATGTTCCGGCATTGCCCGGACTCCACCAAGTAGCGCACGCTGAACCAGTACTCCGTGACGCGCTTGGAATAGTGTTCGTCACATCGTTTAAGGCGGCGTTGCTTGGTCTTCGGATCGAGAATGAACATATCCCCCGCAACCGGCCTTGGCGTAGGAGTTCCGCCAAACTCCACTGGATTTACCATGGCGCTCCATAGCCTTCCAAAACTGGTTCCAAGCGAACCCCTGCCAGTGGCATCGAAGAAGACATTTTCGGGAAGGATCATGTTCTGCTCACAATCCTTTCGGACGAATTCGGCGATCTGGTCTTCGGCAATCTTCTTTTCCAATTCACTCATTTTGATCGGAATGAGCACAGGTTCATTGAAGGATACTACCCACACATCGTTAATGTCTTGACCGACTTCAGCCCACCCGCCAACGCAACGATCCCCGCCGTAGCTGGCATCAATGCCATAAACTTTGAACCGGCCTTCGACACCTTTCCAAATTACGTCATCGAAAGCCTTGAAAGTCTTACACATCGCATAAGTCAAAACGCGATGTTCCAGCAATCCGACTTTTCTCTTTCCGATTACCTGGGTCCAAAAGGCGCTTGAATCAGGCCCGCAACGCTTCAGGGTGCGCTGAATATCGTCCTCATTTATCAGATAAGAGTAGCTGTTTTTTGGCTCATCATTATTCGGGCTGTCCCTGCCGTCTAAATTGATCGTTACGCCGCCCCATTTGTTTCGCCACGTCTCGGTTTTTTCTGATTGCGGTTCGGTTCCCCACCCCTCTATCGGCTCGGACATTTTATCAGCCGGATCACCCATGCCGATAGGGTTATTGCAGCCCACCATCTTGAAATCGCCCTTGTCCAAATGCTCCACGGAAGTCAAATAGGGAGCCTTCATAAACTGCAACTCATCGGCCAAGAGGCGTCGCCGTTCCTGCTTAATGCCGCAGAACTTCTCAATACCAACCCACTCACCGGAACCGCCAACACAGGGAACGCACAAAATTCCTTTGCGAATATCTCGCACGTCGCAGTTTTCACCCAAGTCATCAGTGAACAGCCCGTGCATATGGTCCACGACCTTTCCGGGAAGCCATGGCCATCGTTCCTTGGCTTGGCTGAACATCATTTTTAGTTCGCCCCAGATGCGCGTTTCCAGACCTCTTAATTCCGTGGAAGAAACCAGAATCAGGGTGTTGTTTGGGTATGCGAAGTAATCCGTCAGGCCAAACCGAGCCAAGGCTACGTGCGTCTTGCCGGTGTTGTGGTGAATCGTTCCTTCAGCGAAATAATGGTGAATTTCAGGAACGGTTATGTCGTAAAACTTTCCAATGCCAATGCTTTTTATTGATTTCACCACCTTCACTCGGACCTTATAATTTCCCAATGAATGCTTGCGAGATAAATCGAGACTTGGTTCTGAGGATGGCTGTGCAGAAAGGCGCGACGCTTTCAGGAATTGCGCGTGTCGTGCATACGAATAAGCGCCATGTGAAATCGTTTTTGGAGAAAAACGGAATCCGAAAAGATTGGACCCCGAACTTTTCTGGGGCAAATAATCCGAGATGGAAAGGCGGTCGGAATCTTGATAAATCGGGGTATGTCCTTGTCCATAGTCCGTTCCATCCATATGCCGATAACAAGAGATGTGTTCGGGAGCATCGGCTTGTGATGGAAAGATTGATTGGCCGGTTTCTTCTGCCATCCGAAGTGGTTCATCACAAAAATCGGATACGTCACGATAATCGACCAGAAAATTTGGAACTCTATTATTCAAACGGAAGGCATTTGGCTGTGGAGCGGAAGGGCAAAATGCCGAAGTGGTCGAAGGCTGGACGCGCTCGTATCCGACAAGTCGCGTTCCGGCCCGGACATCCTTATTATCCACCCAACCGCAATCGGTCAAAACAACGTGCCTCGCAGTCGCCGTAAACCTGCTTCCATCATAGCAAGTCACTTCAAATAACTCCGCTTCCCCTTTAAGAAACGGAACTTCGGCAACGGCTGGACCATCAAGTGTCATCACAGTTGGCGCAATTTGTTTTTCGTAAAGCTCCTGAATAGTTGGCTGCTCGCCTGTGATCGGGTTCAGAATTCTGGTATGTCCAGCAACGCAGTCTTTTGGCCCTGTGACTATCGTAACTCGTTCTTCAAGGATGGTTTTCAGGATCAAATTGGACCATCGGTGATGCTGAAGATTAGGCCACAGTAGCGCCTGAGCATTGACATAATGCTGGAAAAGATTCAATCCCCATGCGACGTGATTTCGTATGCAGTAGAACTCAATGGCTAATGGGCTAACGCCAACCTTCCATTTGATTCCATATTTTAAGAAGGTCGGTTGAGCTTTAGCTTTTGCCATATTGCAGTTGCGTCAAACGCTGGTCTGAGTTATGGGGTGTGTCAATGGCAAACGGTGAGAGACTCGTGACAGGACAGTTGGACTGGGCATCCGGCATAGACTCAAGCCGCCCCACGACTATCGCCGGTCCCGGAAACCCTCATGGACTAAAACCAAACCAACTCGCCTTCTTAGTCAACGGAACCTGTCGCGGCGGCGGTATCAACGTCCGAACCGGCTGGACGCCGCGATTCCAAGGCGCACCATGGAGCGGATTATTCCAAGGCGGCTACATCTACACGCCAACTGATGATAGTGATCCGTATCTGGTGATCGCCATCGGCGGACACATCTGGAAAGTTGATCTCAATACTTACGCCGCCACAGACATTTCCGCTGCATTTGGACTGTTCATGCCAGTCAATCAGCCGCTATTCCATTTCGTTCAAGCGGAACAATACCTCGTGATTCAGGCTGGCGATTATGCCTCAGGCAGTCCGACGAATCCATTGTTCTGGGATGGTGGAGTTTTGGTTCGTTCCCGTGGATTTATCGCGCCTGGAGACGTGAATAATCAAATCCCATCTGCTGGTGCCATGGATTATTACATGAACCGGATTTGGTATGCACGAGGGCGCACCTACATTGCCGGGGACATTAAAGGCGGCATTTACGGAATTCTTTCTACAACCGAGAATCCTTTCGCTTTGAGCGGCGACGGTCTGACGGTGCCAAGCAACGCGGGCAACATTCGGATGCTGGCCCATACCGCCGAACTCGACACTCAGCTTGGACAGGCCCGGATGCTGATCGGCACAACCAAGTCAATTTATCGGCTGAACGTGCCGGTGACTCGTGATGATTGGAGTGATCCGAATTTCAGCAATGCACAACCCTTGCAGACGATTGCCCAGATTCGATACGGGCCAGTTGGGGATCGTAGTGACGTGGTGGTGAACGGCGATTTGTTTTACCAGACACTTGAGCCGGGAATTCGCAGTTTCACGTATTCTCAGCGATATTTCCAGCAGTGGGGAAACACCCCTATTTCGCGAAATGAGAATCGAGTGTTGCGGTTCAATGATCGTGCGTTACTTCGTTACTCCAGTGGAATCGAATTCAATAACCGCCTCTTACAGACAGCGTTGCCATATCAATCCACTGTCGGCGTTGCTCATCGCGGTATTCTTCCACTGGACTTCGACCTTATCAGCACCTTGGAAGAAAAGCTTCCGCCAGCTTGGGAGGGAATGTATGAAGGGCTGAACTTCCTGCAACTTTACGAAGGCGACTTCGGCGGATTGCAGCGTGCCTTTGCTGCTGTCGTTTCCAAGACAGGCGAGATCGAGATTTGGGAACTTACTCAAGACCAGAGGTTCGATGCCGGGGATAGGCGTATTTCGATGGTGATTGAGACGCCAAGCTTTACTTGGGGTGATCCGTTTCGATTGAAGGAACTCGATACGCTAGAACTTTGGGTGGACAAGATTTTAGGCAAGGTGGAGTTTGAGGCTTACTACCGTCCCGACCAGTATCCCTGCTATTTCCCGTGGCATAAATGGCAGGAATGCACGGCCAAAGATTGCACTGAGGACATAGACAATCCGTGCGGGCTGGATCAATACCCGAAGCAGCCTTACTGTGAGTCGTTCAAGGCCACGATGATGTTGCCGAAACCCGTGTCGGGATGCGTGAAGCAGAGTGGTCGGCCAAGTACTTTGGGGTATCAGTTTCAGATCAAGCTCGTGGTAAAAGGTTGGGCCAGGGTGCGCGGATTATTGGTTTACGCCAATGACAAGGGCAAGACTCCTTATGAGGGGATCGTGTGTTAAGGTGATTTATGTCGCTAATGCCATGCCCCAATCGAATTAATGAGTGCGAGTGTCAAGACGATCCAATCTCTAATTTTTCCAGCGAAGACCTTGATCCGAATGTATTCTGCGCTAATGTGACATTTTCTTCGCCGCCGCTACTCGGAATATGTGATGGCGGCGCAGGGTTCACTTCTAGTGCGTGGTGTTGCTCGGAGATTTCATTTGAGGATGCCTACTTATGCGCACTACGCAAGGCGCAGGAGAAGCTTTGGAGTGATTGGCTGACTGGTTCTTGTCCGCCGCCTGGATGCCCGCCCAACTGTCCAATCGGTTGTCCGCCAATCTGTCCCCCGACCTGCCCTCCAAATTGCTCGCACTTTGGAAATTCCGAACAGACCTGCACAAAAGAATGCCTTGATGGATCAACGAAAAGTTTTACTATTCCAGCGAACACTTTCTTTGCTCTGAGCCAATTCGACGCCGATAAATTTGCTTACGATATTGCCTGTGCAAATGTTTCCATTTTATGCAATGGTGGTGATTTATTTTTTAACACCTCTCAAACCTGCACCAAGACGTGCGCTGACGGCAGCGTGGCCTCTGTAACAATTACAGCAGGAACAGTCGTATCCAACGTCAATCAAGCCGATGCCGATGCGTTGGCTTATAGTTTTGCTTGTTCGGCGGTAGTTTTGATTTGTGTAGAACACGTCACGCTTTACTACAACACAGACCAAAGCTGCGCGGTAAAATGCCAAAATGGAAGTGAATTTAATTATACTGTAGCGGCTGGCAAAATAGTGGCCCTGAGCCAACTGGAGGCCGACAACATAGCACATTCGCTCGCCTGTCGATTGGCAAAGACGAACAGGATTTGCATCACAACTTCGGCACTCGCCGGAACCTGTATCAATGAAGCTTACAGCGCCACGCTTCATGCCTCAGGTGGAACACCGTGGTTTGTGGATGCGGTGACAGTCACCCAGATTCCGATCATCGAATGCGCAGGAATAAATTTCGGAAGCACATTCCCGTATGTCTGGACTATCGTTTCAGGATCACTGCCTCCGGGACTTGTTCTGAATCCATGCTCTGGTGTGATCAACGGCACCCCAACATCTCACGGTGTTTACACGTTCACCGTTAAGGCGACGGATCAGAACGGTGGACACCAACAGAAGTCATTGAGTATTTGTGTAGTGGAAATTACCGATGACGCCACGCTTCCACCGGCCACGATTGGAACGTCCTATCTATTGCATTTGAATCAAGAGCCTGGGTCTGCCCCAACCGAAGTGTGGACTTTAGTTAGCGGGACCATGCCAGCCGGATTAACATTGGCCGCAGATGGAACAATCGGCGGTACTCCTACAGGGCCAGCGCAGAGCGTAAACTTGGTTATTCAAGTGGAAGTGGAGTGTGCGTGAGTGTGATTTGCCAGAAATCCTTTACTTTAGAAGTCAACGCCCCGGCTGTGCATCTGATTTCCTACTGGAAATTTGATGAAGAAAGTGCTTCGCCGACATTGGCTGATTCGGTTGATTCAAATGATTTGACCAAGCAAACTCCAATGAACGCATCAACAGGAGTTATCGGCAACTCCTTGATCGTGAGCACCGGCACGCTTGTTGGAGCCAAAAAAACAAACGCAACCAACATATTTTATAATGGCACAAATTCATGGACAGTGTTCGGTTGGGTAAAACCATTGGCTGGATTCCTTTCGTCGGGCAGGATATTTTATCTACCTCAAAAAACAGCCGGGGGATCGTTCGTGCAGGAATTCATACTTTACCTTGATTCCAGTGCCGGAAATCCGCGCCTTCAGTTTCGTGGATCGGATATTCCAAACCCGGACATTGATGTTTACTCGGAAACCATGTCAATCGGGGACTTCCACAGCTTTTGTTTCTGGTTGGATGTAACCGACAAGCTGCTTCGCGTGCAGTTGGACAATGGGGCAGTCCACGTTTCAGGTGTAGCATTTGGCGGTGGAGTAGCGGCTAAATCAGACCCGTCCATATTTGGACGTGACGGTTCGGCTGGCTTCGAGATTGATGAAACCGGCTATTACAACAAGGCATTGAGCCAAGCGGAACGGGATCAGTTGTTTGCCAATCCAAGAGCCTTCCTGCCATGACAACGCTTGACAATCCACGTCAAAGCCCCGATTGATTGCCTTGAAGTATGTTGAACTTGGCCGCAGCCCAATTTGTTTGGAATCCGATTGCAGGGCCGTTGCTGGATCGGTTTACTGAAATAGGCGTTCCAAGTGACGTGGTTAATATGATTTGTTTCGGCGTGAATCCGGCAACCAAGATGGCGGCTAAAGCTTTTATGAAAGGCCAGCATGTGCTGATGACCAAAGGTGCAAAGTGCGTGTTGCTGCCGCCCAATGCGTCGTTTAAATCGGCACTTTATCACATGGAGGAAAAACTCTGATGCCAGCCAAAAGTTCCAAGCAACAAAAGTTCATGGCCATCTGCGCCCATCAACCCGGAAAGGCACGCGGTAAATGTCCGCCTCATAAAGTGGCCGAAGAATTTTCACACGCACCGCCGAAACGCGGACGTAAGCGGGATTACTACAAGGTTTAAAGATGCCGCGTAAGAACAGACTTTTGGATTTCCGCACTTCTCGCGGCCCTACCGCCGTTGGCTTGTGTCAATCTGACATTTCCGGTTGCGCGGCCATCGTTAATTCGGCGCAGCAAAAATTACTTTTCGGAAGCGAGCAGGGCGATACGGGGTGGTACGGCACTTGGATTGGAATGGTGTTCAATATCACTGCTCCGGGCAATCCTTTCATCACAACCCCTCGCGGAGTAGCGAGATTGGAAAACATCTCCGTCTGCAAACGTCCGGTCCCAATCCAGAATCAATTTTTCGAGTACTTGGATTATGGAATCGGCCCCCAACCACGCAACATCGCCTGCAACTGGCTTCAGGCTTACGAGCGTAACACGGTTCCAATATTCTCCGACTTGGCTCCCGGAAACATCCTCCGCGCTTACCTGACCAACGCCGTCGATGCCGGAAAGCGTGTCTTGGTTCAAGGTTTGGATGCGAACAATGAAGTGATCTATTCC